CCCTGGGATTTCATCCACAATTGACCCAATAATTACAGCAATGTATAAATTAAACGACATTTTAAAAAAATAAAAGCGGGTAAAACCCGCTTTAAAATTAAACCAAACTTACTAAAATTTCCTCATCTGAATAATATTTGCTGTTGTTATTCTCAGCAGTAGCATCTTCAGGAGTGAAATCTTGTAATAAATAAAGTTTTCTCAGTTTTTGAGTCAAATTTGTTTGATAAAATCTATCTAAAAGATTTTCAATGCTATCCTCTTTAGGATTATAAGCACATAATAACATCTATTCCCCCTATAATATTTAATAACGTACTCTTACCACATCCTGAAGGTCCAACAAACGATAAATATTCTCCATTCTTAATATCTAAAGATACATCTTCAATTGCTACAACATAACGCTCAACGGCATTTTCGATATCGTCGGGAGTGGCATCATCTTCAACTGAAACATAAAAATGACCTGTGAAACTACAACGGATTTCTTTCATTTTTATTTTCCTTTCTTAACTTTGTATATATATTATACTATATTTTTTATAAAAAATCAATAAGGAGAATAATCTAATTAGATTATTCTCCTTATTTTACTAGATATTTATCTCCCATAAGCATTTCTAATGTGATTTTATCCCTTTCCCAATAAGGGATTCTTACTAATGGAATATTGTGAGATAAAGCATATTCGTTTTTTATTTTATCTCTTTTTTGAATTTGTAATAAAGAACTATTTTTTGTCCATTGTTTAGAAGTTTCTTTAAAATGCTGTTCTCCATCAAATTCAATAAAACGAATTATATGATTATTGTCGCTATCAAAAATAGCAAAATCAAAACGATAAGGATGTCCTTCATATTGACCGGGTATAGCATATTCTAACTGATAAAAAATATTATTATTTTCTAATATAGATAAAATATTTTGAATTCCAATTGAATATTTTATACATCCACAAGAATAAGTATGTAGCGTTGTTAAATTATTACTGTCTACTTCACAAAAGTTTCCACAATCGCATTTACAAATCCAAATAGCATTACCGTTTTTATTACTTTTATTAGCGTATTTTATAGCCGTTAATTTTCCAAATTTTTTATTAGTTAAATCTTTACGAAGTGCTTTGCCAATATTTTTATTTTTTTCACATCCACAACTTTTGTGTTTTTTTAAATTACTAGCATCTTTTACACAATAACTGCCACACGCTTTACATTGACAATTCCATCTAGTAATTCCATTTTTATTTGGGGCTCTACCAACGATTTTAAAATATTCATTTTCTGTATTTGTTAAATCTTTAAAATTATGTGGAGGTTTTTTTGTTGGGGTATAAAATTCTAAATCTTCATAATTCATATATATATTTCACCTCATAAAAATATGAAGTTTGACTGGGCAAATTTTATATTCTTTGCCCAGTCAAACTTCATAATTTTTACTTAATACAGGAATATCTATCCTGATTCAGAACTTCATACATCAAATCAATTGCGGTCTTTCCGCTCATAATCTGTTCAAATAGCGTAGGACTAAAGCCACTTACAAAAGTAATGCCATTCTGAACTTTCATAGGAATGTTATTGTGTCTTGCATCCACATTCCAAAAGATAAGATTAGGACAATGATAACCATTTGCTTCCCACTTATTAGAAATATTTTCCATTAAAGTATTCTGCTCAATATCATCATTGTTTTTATATCCATACCAAGAATGTCGTCCACGAGCGGCATCAAACTCCATATCACTCAAAATAATGATATTCTCGGGCAGGTCAGCCTGAGTCATATGACCGGCCAGTGCGGTGTTGAGAATCAAATCAAAGGTTGCTTCGATATTGGTATTCTCACACAAATTGGTCTCCCAGATACGAGCGACCTTATCGACAAAGTCCACACCTTCGGTAGCAATCAACTGAGGACGAGAACTGAAAGAGATATAATGACCCTTGAAGGGGCCGTTAGCCTTTTCAGCACAATACAGACCCAGAGAGATTGCGACGTTGATAGGAGCAGATGCCTGAGCGCCGCACATAGAGCCGGAAGTATCAACTACCGCCAGACCATTAAAGGAAGCGCCGTTGAAGTAATCAGCAAGGTTATCCCAATACTTATTTACCATCAAACGGTTAGTATTATCCATAGCAGGCATAGTAGTCTTATAGCCAGAGCCATAATTCCAACTACGATTAAGCATCTTTACAGCCTCGTGAACACACTCATAAGGATACAGAGCCTTGGCATTGACTGCCTTAGTTTCATCCTTTGCGAAGTCTGCGTAAGACTGAACGGTGGGGTCCTGACGCATACGCTCCAGATCGTGACGCGCAAATGCGTTCTTATAAATCATACCAGCGCGAGAAGGAATCTTGTCGAACTCGATTTCATCCCACTTGCCGGCGGACATAAGGCGCTCAAGCACATTGATGCGGCGACGCAATTCAGAGAGGCTCTTGCGATACTCGCGAGAGGTCATACCGAAATATTTGCGCACCAAGCCGCCAAGTCTCTTGGACTCAGCAGAGCTTGCGTTCTCAGAAGGCAACCACTTTGCCAAGAGCGAAGGTGCGTTGCATTGGATATCCAACACGAACTGCTTCTTGATTGCGGCGAGCGCATACTGGAACACAGAGGTGCCCTCGGTTGCGTAAAGTAGGTCATCCCAACGACCATACTCGGAGATATGGTCAAGCTGGTTCTTTGCAACTTGCGCGTGGTTCTGCGCAAGCCACTTAAAGCATACGCGGAAGAAGCGGCGCTCGCCCTGTCCGCCGCGAATATCGCGAAGGTAGAACAAGCAACGGAGTGCGAGATCGGGATTCTCGTCAAAAGCCGCCTTAAACAGCGCAATGCAGTCGATATCAGAACGCTTGCGATAGGCGCCGCCCATAGCAAACATATCCAATACCTTATTCATCGTCGAGGTGTGCTTGACCGCACCATTGGTAGTGTAGTCATAGTTCATCTCGGACTTCATATTAGACATAAAAGTGTTCATTTCTCTTACCTTTAGCCTTTTGCAAGGCTTCCTTTCTTGTTTTCTGTTTGTTTTTTATTTACATATATATTTTATCATATTTTTTTAATTTTTTCAAATAAGAAGGCGCGCAGTAGATATTATGCGCGCCATTGGTTGGAGATGACACTCCGACTCGAACGGAGACCTAGTCGCTTTGCAGGCGCTCGCTTTTACCATTTGGCTATGTCATCAGATGTAAGAACGCGGCGCCCTGAGGTGAATAAGGAGGCGCCGCGCTTGGGAAAGGAAGGTAGAAAGACTAGACAGGCATAGACTCTCTGGGCTCTAACGCTGACTTTATAATGAGAGTTTCTATTGCGAGAATATAAAGCGTCTGCGGGCGGTATACCGCCATCATTTTGGAGCTGATTATATGATCAGCACATATCTTCCAGAATTAGTATTTTTTACTACTTTCTAATTTGCTTTGCAGTCGCCTGTCTAAATATTTAATTTTAAGTAAGCAAGACCCAAATTCACTAATTTATTAAAACAAGATTTTAAGTCAGTTTTGGTAAATTAAAAGTTTGCGGCACGGGTCTTTCATATTGAAAGGAAGGTGAAGCCCCTTGCGGGGTGGAGCCAGTAGAGGGAGTCGAACCCTCGCCTTCAGTTTGGAAAACTGAGGTACTAACCGTTATACGACACCGGCATATGTACTTGGGGAACAGGGAGTTAGCCGTACTACACTTCACAATGCTGCTCCTCATTGCTACTTTGGCAATCGTCTAACTGTGTCCCCAAGAGGGGTATTGAGGCGAGCCTTAGTCTTAGGCTTACGCGTGCCCACTGTGTTCAGAGGGAAAGAGAAATCAGGACTGACTAGGTCCGACGGCGTTTATTTTGTTTTGGTGTCGCTGCGCCCACCATAACCCCACATTTGAAAATCAGATTGCGCGTTTCCGCGGGTTGTTGTCATTGTCCGTCGCTGGCTGTTTTCCGGCAGCATAGCCTTGTCTCCAGATAGGAGTTCTTACTTCGCGGTAGTGGAGTCACCGCACTTCGGAACTTAAGGGACCTATATAAACGCGACTTACTCTTTTGGGCGTACCTACTTTCGACGCGCGATTATTTCATATTGGAGCTGGCGAAGGGACTCGAACCCCCAACCTCCTGATTACAAGTCAGGAGCACCACCATTGTGCTACGCCAGCAGATAAAGATGCGATTGGCGACCTCCGTCGGAGATTTTGGATCGCGAATTTGTTGATGGAAAGAGGGAGGGAAGGGAAACCTCTTTATATTGCATCGCCATTTGTTTTTTCTTACATATATATTATATCATAAATTTTTTAATTTTTCAATTAAAAGGCTTTAAGTCAGCCAACTGCGCATCCATTTAACCTCCCACATTTGCTCTCGGAGGATTCTGCTATTAGTCCCTGATTGGGATGGTAGTTCAAGTAGGATTCGGACCTACAACATCTGAGGTTTGAGCTCAGCGCCTCTGCCAGTTGGGCTATTGAACCATAAGGAATAACATAGCAGCGTGCGTCACTTGTTTACTTAACGAAAACGCCGAAACACTATGCACTATGCAACGCCATGTGTCATAGCAAGTTGGTTTGCGTTGCCACTCCTCATCCTACGCCTCAACAACGCGCAAACCGCTAAGTTATTCTTACCAAAAACCGCCACTTTTCATCGCCCCTCTGTTGCGACCTAGGTGATCTCGTAGGGTTGACAGCCCCATAGAATTGTATTGGTTTTTGTTTAACATTATATTCTCACCAGCTAATACCCGAGCAACCTGTCAGTTTTTTCGATTTCTCGCATCATGGCTCGCCCCGCGCTTGGATTTCTTCTTGATACCAAGTAGTCAGCACAGCTAATTCAACGACTTATGGGTGCGTTTCGCGCTTGCCGCGAGGATGGTGCTACACTTTCATCAGCGCCCCAGAGTTATCCATACTAGACTATGGAAGTCACCAGTTTACCTCGGGTCAGGAGGGGTTTTCGTGATGGCGCACGATGGTACTGAAGAAGGGATTTGAACCCTTACTGTATAGTTCCTAAGACTATTGCCTCCTGCCGTTGGGCTACTTCAGCATGGATCTAGGTTTTTCGCCAGAGCCTAGAAACTGGTATGAGAGGTAGTCCCATGTGTCAAATACTAAAGATGGCTCCCAATACAGG